GTCAGAGGATGGCCAGAAGCTGCTTGAGTGGCTCAAAGACATGTATGTGAATGTGCCCATCGCCGTGCCGGGCACAGATTCCTCGCACGCCTACTTTGCCGAAGGGCAGAGGTCGGTGGTGAGGGACATTGAGGTACGGATTAACACAGCAAGGAAACTATGAGCGACACAGCAACCGTTGAGCCCGGTGCAACCGGCCTACTTGACAATGTGCAAGTGAATGACGAAACCCAGCCAGAGAACCCGCAAAACACCGAAATCAGCCACAAGGCTGCGGATCCCAGCGCTCCAGAGCCCGAGGATCCACTAGAGCGGCCAGACTTCTGGCCCGAGAACTTCTGGAAGAAGGACTCTAACGAGCCCGACCTAGAAGGCATTGCAAAGAGCTGGTCAGATCTGCGCAAGCAAATCAGCCAGGGCAAGCACAAAGCGCCCACAGACGGCAAATACGACCTCAAGGCCTTTGGCGAAGAGGCAGACACCAACCCCATCGCCACGACCCTGTCTGGCTGGGCCAAGGAGAACGGCCTGTCTCAAGCCGCCTTTGATGACTTGGTCGGCAACTTGCAGACCCAAGCCAAAGAGCTGATGTCTGGCGACATGGTTGACCCTGCCGCCGAGATGAAGCAGCTTGGACCCAAGGGTGGCGCTATCGTCAACGGCATGGTGGATTGGGCTCGCGGCCTGGTCAATAAGGGTGTCTGGTCCAAGGATGACTTTGAGGAGTTCAAGATCATGGGCGGCACCGCCCGTGGCATCACAGCCCTGATGAAGGTGCGTGAGGCCTACGAAGGCCGGGTGCCAATTGAGTCTGCCCAGCTTGAGGGTGCCCCCAGCCAAGAGGAACTGTACGCCATGGTTGGGGATCCACGCTACAAGACAGATGCTGCGTATCGGCAAAAAGTTGAACGGATGTTCGGCCAGTACGCCAAATAAATCGGGGCACTCCTCCCCGTCTGCCGCAAGGCAGTTGCCTTGACCCAGCTCCGGCTGGGTCTTTTTTGTACAACAGTCAATAGCCCCTGTTGCATTGTTGCAAAAAAGTCATACAATCTCGCCAAGGCCCACCGAGCAATCGACCCTTACCGCTGCGGATGCAGACGATTGGCTGGCGCAACCAGCAAGCACAGACCCGGATTACCGGCCCACCAGCGCGACAAACCCTGATCAACAACCAAATGAGGTATCAAAATGAGCGTTTCTCTTTCAAACGCCTTTGTGACACTATTTGACGCAGAGGTTAAGCAGGCATACCAAGGCAAAGCAATGCTGGTAGCTGCTGTTCGTCAGCGCCGAGGTGTCGAAGGCTCCACTGTCAAGTTCCCTAAAGTCGGTCGCGGCGTAGCTACTGCTCGCGTCACCCAGACCGATGTCACCCCAATGAATGTTGGGTTCTCCACTGTCACTTGCACATTGTCTGACTTCAATGCAGCCGAATACAGCGATGTGTTTAGCCAGCAAAAAGTTAACTTTGACGAGCGCTCTGAGCTTGTGCAAGTTGTCGGTAACGCAATCGGTCGCCGCCAGGATCAACTGATCCTTGATGCGCTTAATGCTGCATCAAGCACTGGCACCGTGGCAAATTCAATTGGTGGTTCAAACACCAACATGAATATTTCCAAGCTGCGTGAAGCCGCAAAGATCTTGAACACCAAGAATGTGCCAGCCGAAGGTCGCAACATCATCATCCACGCCAATTCGTTGGCATCGATGCTTGAGCAGACTTCCGTTACAAGCTCGGACTTCAACAGTGTTAAAGCTCTGGTTCAAGGTGAGATCAACCAATTCATGGGCTTCACATTCCATGTGCTGGGTGACCGCACTGAAGGTGGCTTGCCCATCGATGCTTCCAGTGACCGCACTCTGTTTGCATTCCACAAGGATGCGATTGGCTATGCAGAAGGTATCGCTCCAAAGACCGAGATCAACTACATCCCAGAGAAGACCAGCTATCTTGTCAATGCCCTGTTTAGCGCAGGCGCAATTGCCATCGATAGTGAAGGTATTGTAAAAATCACCGCCCGCGACACAGCGGCAGCGGCTTAATAGGAGGGTCGCAAAATGGCTTTTTCTAGCACTGGTCTTGTGACCGTTTGCGCTTCCAAATCTGGAAACGCGCCCAACATGTATCTGTATAAGACAACAGATACTCAAGCCACAGTTAACACTGTGAGCTACTTTGACAGCATTGCATCGCTGTTAAATGTGGGTGACATTATTTTTGTCTATGACGCTACTACGCCAAGTTTGGTGTTGACTTATGTCAATGCTGTATCCTCGGCTGGTGTGGTTGACATTGCTGACGGAACTACCGTGAGCGCAACTGACACCGACTAATCGGTGTTGAGTCAACTGGGCCATCTTCTGGGGATTCTCGGAGGATGGCCTTTCTTACATTGAGGGGTTCAAATGGCTGCTGGTGACACTGGTGTTTCGATCTGCTCTGATGCCCTGCTCCTGATCGGGGCAAAGGCAATATCGTCTTTCAATGACGGCACAGATGAGTCGAGTGTTTGCGACCGCCTGTATCCCGACATCCGTGATTCCACCCTGGTCATGTACCCGTGGACTTTTGGAATGAAGAAGGTGCAGCTAGCTCAACTGATCACCACCCCAAACAGCGTATGGCTGTACGAATACCAACTGCCCGGCGACCGACTCGCCAGCCCCCGCGCCGTCTATGAGACCGCGCAGCCAGGCGCTCGCCCACGGCAGGATTGGGAGATCCAGGGCGACAAGCTCCTGACCAATCAGCCCGAAGTCTTTATTGACTACCAATACAGCGTTCCAGAATTTGCGATGCCGCAATACTTTGTGCAGCTCCTCAAATACATGGTCGCATGGCACATTGCCGAGACCGTGACCGAGCAGCAAGACAAGGCCAACAAGTGGCAGCGCGTGGCCACAGGCGACATCAGCGAGAATGGCCGTGGCGGCTACTTCCGCACTGCTGCCCAGATCGATGGCCAGAACAATCCCGTGCGAGTCATTGAAGACTACAGCCTGATTGCAGTGAGGAACTGATGCCACGCTTTGTCGAGTTCACCACCAACTTTGCAACCGGCGAGCTTGACCCGCTGCTGCGTGCGCGGGTAGACCTGGCTGCATATGGCAACGCCTTGGCCAAAGCCACCAATGTGCTGATCCAGCCCCAAGGTGGGCTGCGCCGCAGGCCAGGCACCAAGCATGTGTTTGAGCTGCCAAACAGCAGCACCCCAAGCGCTGGCAATGGCGTGCGGCTGGTGTCTTTCCAGTTCTCAGTCACTGACAGCTACATGTTGTGCTTTACCCACAACCGCATGCATGTCATCAAAAATGGCGTGGTGCAGGCCAACATCAATGGCACCGGCAACAGCTACTTGACCACCACAATTGGCAGCGACATTGTTGACGATATGTGCTGGACTCAGTCTGCCGATACATTGATCGTGGTGCATCCTGACTTAAACCCTGTGCGAATCACCCGCACCAGCGACACCGCTTGGACGGCCACATCAATCACATTTGACTCAATTCCAAAGCACGCCTTTGATATTGATTTTCATACCAATAGCAGCTCAACCCTGACCCCGTCAGCCGTGTCGGGCAATGTGACGCTGACGGCCTCCACCACCCATCACGACTCTGGCACCCTGCAAGCAGGCACCAGCACGACCGTGACGCTCAAGTCAACAGCTAGTGCAACTGATGGCATTTATGTTGGCATGTATGTCAACATCACAGGCGGCACAGGCTCTGGCCAAACAAGGCTGATTGAGGCATACAACGGCACCACCAAGGTGGCCACGGTGGGCGAGGCTTTTACCGTCACGCCAGACGGCACAAGCACCTACACCACAACCACCTTTTCGGCTCTGTCTGTCAACCAGTACATCAATGTGCAGCCACAGGGCCGCGCAAGGATTGTGCGGTATGTCTCCTCAACAGTGGTCGAGGTGGTGACCGAGTACCCGTTCTTCAACACAACTGCCGTTGACGCAGGCCGCTGGGAGCTTGAGCACGGGTATGTGGATGTCTGGTCGAGCACCAAGGGCTGGCCGCGCACAGTGACTTTCCACGAAGGCAGGCTCTACTTTGGCGGCAGCAAGTCTCGGCCATCCACAATCTGGGGCTCAAAGATCGGCCTGTTCTTTGACTTTGTGCCGAGCGAGTCGCTGGATGATGATGCGGTCGAGGCCACGCTGGACACCAACGACCTTAATGTCATCACCGACATCATCTCTGGGCGTGACTTCCAAGTGTTCAGCACGGGCGGCGAGTTCTTCATTCCGCAGGCTGGGTCTGATCCGGTCACCCCGCTGACCTTCACATTCAAGAATGTGAGTCGCAACGGCATCAAGCCTGGCACCCGAGTGCAGTCGGTGGACTCTGGCTCGATCTACATCCAGCGCCAGGGCAAGTCGCTCAACGAGTTCATCTTTAACGACACTCAGTTGACCTACATCACCCAGCGCATCTCGCTGCTGTCTGGGCACTTGCTCAAGGGGCCGCAGCGGGTCGCCCTGCGCAAGGCATCCAGCACTGAAGAGGCTGATCTGTTGCTGATGACCAACACCGATGACGGCAGCATTGCAGCCTTCAGCATCATGCGCAGCCAGCAAGTAACCAGCCCCAGCGAGTTCACCACCGATGGCCGGTTCATTGATGTGGGCGTGGATGTTAACGCGATCTATGCGGTGACCAAGCGCACATTCAACAGCGTTGACAGGTACTTCATTGAGCTGTTTGGCTACGAGTATTTCACCGACTGTGCGTTTGTCGGCGGTGCAGCCGCCAGCGCCAGCAGCCTGCCCCATGTGGCCAAGGTGCTGAATGTCATTACAGACGGCTCACCGCAAGGCAACGAGACTGTGAGCGGCGGCGGCTCGGTAACCTTTGACAGGGCCAGCACCACCAGCTACGAGGTCGGTCTGCCCATCAGCGTGTTTGTCAAGACCATGCCTGCCGAGGTCAAGCTACAGACCGGCAGTCGGGTGTCGTTCAAGAAGCGCATTGTCGAGATCAGCGCTGTGGTCAATGAGACCCAGAACCTGATCATCAACAACCAGCCGGTGGCATTCCGTTTGTTTGACAACCCGCTGCTTGATGATCCCGTGCCAGAGTTCACCGGGATCAAGCGCGTGAATGGGGTGCTTGGCTACAGCCGCGAGCAGTCTATTGAGCTGTCCCAAGATCTGCCGCTCAAGATGAATTTGCTCGGCCTGGACTACCGAGTGGCTGTTTTCTCAGGGACATAAGACATGGCAATAACACCAGCAGCGAATCCGTATGCAGGCCAGATGGCGGGTGCGGCAGGCCTCATTGGTGCCTACGGCGCAGCCGAGGCTCAAAAAGCTGCCGCGATAAATCAGCAGACCAGCTACTTGCTGCAAGCCCGAGACACGCTGATGGTGGCCGAGGTGCGTGCCGACATGAGCGAGCAGTACGCCACCATCCAAGCTGGCCGCACGGTCAAGAAGGCTGAGATTGAGGCGCAGAACTACCAGATCGCTGGCAACACCTTGCTCAAGAACATGCGTGCCACCAATGCCTCTATGCGAGCTCGGGCTGCTGCCAGTGGCGTGGTGGTGGGCGAGGGCTCTGTGGCTGCTGTGCAGCGCGAGAATGTGAGCGCGACCATGCGCGATGTTGGGATCTCCGACCTCAACGCATTGACCGCGAGGGTGTTGGGCTTTGAGGATGCCAGCGCCATGCTGCAATCAACCGACTACCAGAACATGCTGAACCTGTACAGCGCACGCAGCCAGGCTGGCCAGCTTGATTTTGCTGGAACTTCTGCTCGCAGGACGGGTGGCATCTTAGCCAATGCAACCTTGCTCAAGGCTGGCACTGATTACTTGAAGGTGAAATAAGCATGGCCACCCAACGAATTGAATCAGGTCAAATGCAAATCCGCTCTGTTGGCAGCGTGCCCATGGTGCAGGCCCAGCAGCAGTCGGTGGACTACATTGGCCCACGGGTGGCGGCGCAAGGCGCTGGCCAGCTTGCCCAGGTTCTTGACCGCATGAGCGCAAGTGCATTCCAGATGGCAGGCACCCTGCGCCAGCAAGAAGGCTTGCAATATGTTGCAAGCAACCCGCCTTCAGCAGAACAGCTTGAGGCTGCAAAAAACGGCGTGACGATTGGCCTTGGCGGTCGGGGTGAAACATCTTCAATTGGCAGCACCGGCTCGCTCAACATTTTTGACCAAGCCGTGGCCAAGGCTCGCAGCTTGGAGCTGTCAAGCCATTTTGAAATTGAAGGCCGCAACGAGCTCAACAAATTGTTGGTTGGTGTAGAAAACGGCAGCGTCACATCAGAGCAGGTCGGTGCCAAGATTAAAGCCATGTCAGACGGCTTCTTTCCTAAAGCGCTGGCAAACAGTGACCCAGAAGCCTCAATCAAGTTCCGCGCAACCATGGCCACGCACGGCAACACTGTGCTCAATGCCGCCTACAAGGCCGAGCTAGAAAGAGCCAAAAACCAACGCATTGCCAAGTTTGACTCTGACTTTGACAACAGTATCAGATTGCTGGAAGAAACGGTATCGCAAGGCAGCTTTACAGACTCAACCGGCCAGGTGCGTTCTGTTGACGAGCTCGCGGATGTGTTCCGCAAGAATGTGCTGACTCAATCCCTGCTGCTTGGCGACAAGGCCTTGCAGACCGGCTACAGCACTAAGTTTGAGGTGGCACTGCGCACGGCAAAGGTCAACGCTGTGACCAAGGCGCTGATGTCTGATGCCAACATGGCTGACCCAGAAAAGACGCTGGCCAAGCTAAAGGCTGGCGACCTGGGCAACATGAGCCCGGTGCTGCAATCCATGATCACCAATGACTTTGAGTCGGTGGCCAAGGTGACTGCCAACTTCATGGTGGCCGTCAATCAGCGCAAGTCGATCAAGGATGCCAAGATCGCAGACGAAAAGCGAGTTGCCGAGGGTCAAGCCATTAACCTGTTGGAGCAGATCTTTCCGCTGGCAGAGAACAGCCCCAAGCGCAAAGCGCTGATTACCGAGCTGATCGCTTTGCCTCCCGGCTCGGTAGCGCCTGGCATGCTCAAGGATTTGCTGGAGCCAAAGCCAGCGAAAGAAGCTGAGTCCAACCAGGGCATTCTTTTCAATCTGATTGATGGCATCTACAACGGCACCATCACTGACTCATCCGAGATCAAGGCATTGGTTGGCAAAGGCATCACCGGCAAAGATGGCGTATCGGTTCTCAAGCTGCTACAAAGCGACAACAAGAGCGACAGCTCTCAGCTTGAGCGCGGCATCTCCCAGCTTGCTGGCATCCCAGTAATTGCTGGTAGCGTAGTGGTTCTTGACCCCAAGGGCGAGGAGTTCAAGCGCCGCAAAGAACTGCAAGCCGAGGCATTTCAGATTCAGTCAGAGGCTGCACTTGACAACAAGACCCTGACACCGCGCCAGATCTTGACCCAGCTTGAAGACAACATTGCCAAGCGCAGAAGTACCGAATCAGCCAGGTCGGCAAGAAAGTCGCTGGAGGTCTATGAGAAGCTGCCATGGGTCAACGGTCCAGTTACCAGAGACACATTGCCAGCGCTTGAGCGCAAGGCTGGGGAAGACAAGAAAAAGCAACAAGAAGTTAACCGCATGAAACAACTGCTGCGACAAGCAGACGGAGGACAGTAATGGCCTACAGCCCCATTGA